TTTGACACAGTTACAACTCCTTTAAACTACAACAGATTGATAAGGACGAGTACGATTGTACTCAATTGAACACCCATTCTCGCCATCTTCACTGACTTCGATGTGAACATCGCGATCGGGATACTTTAAGGCAATTTGTAGATACAAATCGTCTGCCATCATTTCACAACTTTTGTAATTGAGTTCTAGAATCTGGCCACTATACAACGATTCGAGCCAGCGTTTGAACTGGATGAACTCGATGTCCCTGTCGTTGTGCCACACACTGATTGACACCCTGAAATGGAAAATGTGGCGATGAGGACTAGCAAGGAACGATACATCATAGGCATCTCCGGTTTTTAGTTGAGGGTCGGTGGCTGCTGCAGGATAGCAGTGTATGCCTTCTTTTTGAAACTGCACAAAAATTTTACGTTCTGCAGCATCTTTTCTACGTTCAATATTCTCGCGTTCGTTTAGAGTCATTGTTACGCCAAATCAAAAAGATCATTAATAGTTGAATTGCCAATACTTTCAATTTTTTTCATTGCACTATCAGACAATCTGAATCTGTAAATTGTATTATTGGTCTGCTTGTCAGTTCGAAATTCAATATAACCAAAATGGGTTCCTGGAATCGTGCATTTAGTTGTTATACCTGCAATTGCATTTTTCTGACAGGTTACCCAGGCATCCTTGATTAAATCCTGTATCCAATCTGAACTAAGATCATAGGTTTGTTGGCTGACAATTACTCCATCTTTAATCTTAACTCGAAATTGCTTCTGTATTTTATTATACACGGGAGAATCTTCATATGAAGAATTCAGAATTTCCTGAAATGAAACATTACACACAGTATGTGGGCTAGTTGCATCTTCGTCTCGACTTTTCATTTCAATCTGGTTTCCTGGTCCAAAATCTAGATCTGGACCAGCACCTTGATTTATTTTAAATCCCTGTTCCATCATTAAATCTTCAATATGTCTACCGGCAGAGCCGTTATGAGTTGTGGGAACGTGTTTTCCTACAAGATTTGCTTTGATTTTAGTAATTTTTATCAGCGGCGCAGTTTTCATATTTCCTCCTGTTGAGTTATATAATAATTGAAATTTTCTCAGATGTCAAATAGACATTTCCAGATCGTCAAGTTTGCCTTCATCGATACCACTGTCATCACGATGAAAGTCCACACAGGTCTCAGTAGATGTACCCACCTCCTCAAACAAACTCTGGTAAGCGGTTATGGAATTTATGGTTTTCTTACCAGTGGTGCCATTGGACCCAGGAATGTCCATCCAGAACTTGCTGTGCTCGTCGACCAGTGCTTCAGCACGATCCCTGTCGCTGGTGGAGAAAATCTCATCCACTACCTGACGGAACGTGATGCGATCGAACTTTTCTCTGACCAGCATTCTGGGAACAAACCCCGAATCGTAACGACGATTGGCTTCCTGAACAGCATTGATATGACTCCAGACATTATGGCCCATTTGCAGGGCATAACTAAAGCTGTCCCAACTGGTTCGGCCGATTTTTCCAATCTTATTGAGATCTGGAACCACATGATAATGATCGGGGTTCTGAAAGTTGAACTTTTCGCCCTGCAACTCCTGATCAGTTTTTCTGATGCCATCCTTGTAGATGCAGACATCACTGATTTTTAAACGCTGGCTCACTGGGCTTTCAGTAAAGTCCTCGAAGATTCCATCAGCCACCACTGCATCGCCATAACGGCGCTGATCCACCGCATATTTTTTATCGTCCGCGCTGGCCATCATGCGATATACCCACTTGCGGCGATCTTCCACTTCGGTCCTCATGTATACCTGACCATTGGCCGTGGCCAGGAACGGGCTGGCACAGTCAAAACTGATGGTAAAGTTCTCATTGTGGTGCTGTCGAATTGCACGTTGGATGTCTGTCATTAGGCAAGCCCATTCCAACTTGCTGGTACCCAAAACGTGTAGCCAGTCATGCTGACCGCGTTCCAACAGGCCATCGAATTTCAATGCCACCAATCTGCGCAGAGTCAGATGTACATCACATTTGTTCTGACCGCCCATGGCCCAGCCTTCAAACGGAGTTTCGTATTGTCGGGGATCGCAGTACTTTTTCATGCGGTCGTACCAGTCATCTGACTGTGCATGAGTTTGCCCCTGTAGCACGTTCAGGAACTTGCAGTTACCATTGCGATTCCGCATGAAGTAATCGTTATTGATGTATGTGCTGGTCACTGCATCGGCATAACTGTTGACTCCCGATGCCTGACGTCCTGGAGGATAATCACAGGTCCAGGCCGGAATGTCCAGTACCATGCCTCGATCCATGTAGGCATCCATCCAGGACAACACCTGCTCGCGCTTTCGCTGTGCTCGCGGGCAGTTAATGTCCTTCCAGTCGGCTTCCCAGACACCCTTGCCAATCTGAAATCCACCGGAATCTCCTACCACAAAACTTGTGGAACGATCTCGATTGCGTATCATATCCTCTTTGGGGCTGTCTCTATTGATGTCCAGATCAGCGTGTCCTGCACTATACAAGGCCCACTTATAGGGAAAATACGCTTGGTCAGGATTGAGCCAGTTGAGTCCTTCGATACCATTTTCAAAATCTGCTGGTATACGGCTCTGAGGTACAAAGTCAGGATCGTGACGCTGCTTGCCCACATATGTGGCATAGAAGCCGCTCAGAGCAGGCAAAAATATAGCATAATCCTTTTGTTTTGCGGTTAAGTTATCGCGATCAAAGGTCAACGTATTTCCTCTTTATTTAGAATGTCTATCATACAGAAATGGTCGTATGGTCATTTTATTTGCTTTGTGCTGGTAGCAGGTAGTTGTAGGTCGCCAATCCAGTGTCTACAGTGATTTGCGCCACGCCATCATCACTGAACTGGAAAGTCTTGTCCCCAGCCAGACTCAGAATTGAAATTACTGCCGCCACAGGCCAACTCCAAGACTTGGTGAGTTTCCCACTGATATTGTTCTGAAACACAAAATTACCAGCATGACTGCTGTGATCTCCAAAATAAAACTTGAGATCTGTGCCCTCAGTTTTGGCAGTGAACGTGGACTCTTCTGAGTTGGCACTAGACTGGAACTTCAGACGCTGGATATTGGCAGCAGTTGGCTGAAATTCCACTGCCCAGTTGATGGTTTTACGGCTAATGACACTCTTGACCTTTTCAGTAACCAATTCCTGATTCATAAAGCGATAGCTATTGTTAAAGTCCTTTCCGGAATTTTCAAAGTTCAGACCCACGGGCACAGTTTCTTCATTTCGTTCCTGTGTACTCAGTGTGATTTTAGCATCTTCCTTGTACTCAGGAATATTAAGAATGGTATTGAGCTTGCCCAGATTAGGCATACCAAATGTGCCAATGAATTCCGGCACAGGATTATTAATCTTACCCTGCAGGATAACTGACCTATCTTCAGCAATGGCCTCAATTTTGGTCTCTGAATCAGTGCCAGTGATCTTGATCAGATCAATGATGCCCAGACCATAAGTGTTCTTAACGATGTCTAATAGATAATCACGCATAATATTCTCCTATTTGTATCAGCATACACAGTTTATTTAGAAAAATCAACTGATTGAAATTATTTTTGGATAATTTCACCCAGAACAGGGTGGGCCTTGATGGTGGTCAGAGCACCGGGTTTGCGTATTTCAACCCAGGAAATAAACTCATTCCTGTCTTCTAGACTGACTATTTCGAATCCATGTTGATGGATTAATTTAGTCAATAGTGTTTTGGGCATGTAACTCATGTACCCCAGTTCTACATACTTTGCACAATGCACGCGTTCAGCGTTGTTATAACTAAACAGGCAAATCCCGCCAGGTCTTAACACACTGAAAATTTCTTTCAGATACTGATCTATCAGATCCGTGGTCAGATAATTAAAAACATTCCACGAAAACACAAAACCAAATTGATTTTGCGGCAGCGTATACAGACTGGTTTCTTTGGTAACGTATGTGCGTAATCTGTTCTGGAATAACTCGTTAAATTTACTCTTGGTGGAATCTAAAAATGCTTGATGTATGTCCACCAGATACAGTGGTTCATTTGCCACCAGGTATTCGGTCCAGATGCCGTCGCCAGGACCAATTTCCAGACCCGGGTATTTCCAGTTAGAATACTTCTGAATCAAGGCAACAATTTCCTGGCGAGTTTCCTCCAGCATTGGTAATTTTCTGTCGTTTCTTTCAGTAATTTCATTGGTTCGATTGGTGGCAAACTGTCCATTTATTTTGTACCCTCTCTGGTGATAGTTGGAGGTTATTGAATCAATTTCCTGATCAATATCAGTGTTGATTTTTTCTATTTCAGTATCTAAAAATTTTAAATTAACACTGACATCATTAGCAATGTCAGACATTGCCTTTAGATTTCTTTCATAGGCAGATGATATATTTTTAATAGTTTCAAACTGAGTTTTATAACTGTCCGTTATTAATTTCAAATTACTGGTATTGAGTTTTGTGTTGACTGAGTTTTTTAACTCTACTAGTTCCGACAAAGATAGTACCGTTTTTCGCAGATGTGAAAGATTGGTTAAGTTAATTTTTCTATCGGTCATGATAGGATCATTAATAATTTCTATTAACTCCTGATAATTTTCATGGTTAGGCATCCACACTGCATGTTTTGCAAATCGGTTAACCCCGTTGTCGTACCACTTACCCCAATCAGTAACTTTCTGGAATGCGATTTCATCAAATCCCAGGTCCTGGGCCAACTTTACAAACTGGTGCATGTCACGAAAGTTTGTGGTCTGCACTACAAAATTTGCCACAAGTTCCATGTCAGAATAATTTTTTTGTTTCCATTTGATGATGTGTTCTGAACTTTCAATTAATTTATTCCAGTTACCACCCCTGCGTGTTTGTGCATATACCTCTGGACTACCAGCGTCAAAACTAATCTTAAACCTCATGACGCTTTTATGGATGCCAGACATCTTGTGCCAGTGGTCCTTGGCTAGAATGCCATTGGTTACAATTTCAATTTCAGTGGTTCCACGTCGACTGAGATCCAGCTTTTCCAGCATGTTACGATAGACATGACTGGCGAAAGGGTCTCCATCACCACTCAGAGTAAATTTTAAGAAATGGTCGTGATCCTGAATTAGTTTTACCAAGTGATCGCTGATTCGCATGCGTCGATCAAAATCTTCGCCTCGATTATAGAAAATCATGTCTGTTCTGCAACTGGGGCAAGTCAGATTACAACTATCGTCAATGGCAAAAACAATCCAATTTACTGTGTCGGGCCTGTGATCAATTCGTCCCTCGAGCCGATCGCTGGTAATCAGATGACAGGTTTTGTGGTCACAGTATTTGTAGGTACCATCAATAATACTGGCTTGTATTTCTCTGGCTCGGGTACTCTGCACGATTGCTGTCAGACTGTTGAATTCCAGAATGTTTCCCACGCTAATGGGTAACCAAGCCTGACAGGTGCACACATAACAATCTCCCTGACTGTCGATGGTCACTGTATTAAACGGGTGATAACAGTATTTGCCTTTGAGTCTCAGATCCTTGTCAAATGTCATCCGATGTTGGGTAAATCTATCCATATGCTCAAAAACCACATCAGATGTGGTCAATGGAGTCCTGGGCATAGATTCCAGATTAGTTACGTTGACTAGTTCTATTTTTTTCATAGTTACTCGAAGCTAAAAAAATCATCAAAAGTGGTTTTGATTTGTGTGTTTTCTGAAATTTTCCAGTCAAGCACACCCAACAGGTTTTCTACTTTTTGATCCACAATAGTGGATTCCATCTCACTGTCATCAAATGGCAAATCCTTAAACCACTGTGGTATGTGCGTCTCATCTGTGGGATATCCCACACTGGTATACCCCAGGGGGTTGTCTTTTAGTTTACACACAATAGTCTTCATGCCATCCACGATACTCATACTGTAGTTATCACCATGCATTCTGCGCAAATTATTCCAATTCATTGCTGCGCGAACGTGGCCCGGCATATTGGCTTTGCCCAGTCGTTCTTCTTCCTTGGTATATTTGGTCAGATTATTTACACGTTTGGGCGTGCCCTTCTCCCAGGCCGGTCTCTCGGTAAATTCCAGTTTAAATTCACGGACCTTTTCAATAATACTGTCTCTGGTGGCACCAGTCAGTACCTCCAGCAGAACATCACTCAGGAAGTCCTGTACGACCTTGGGGGTATCTGAACGTTTCAGATCCAGCCCCATGGCTTTGAGCTTGCCGGGTTTGCTGTGAGTGTCCAGGCGCTTGCCTTCCAGATCATAGATCAGCACTGCATAACGTTTCTTCTTGATAAACAAGCCCTTGATGGCCACCAGTTCTCGGCCCCCCCGGATTAGTTCGCCTTGCCGGCGGGGAGTATGGAATGCACGTTCACAAAATGCAGGGAAACTGTCATTGACCTGATCGGCAATGTTATCATACAGCGCCACCGCAAGATCTTTGTTCCATTCCATGCGACCCGCAGCAACATCGTCTTTGATGGCCGGCCAGACACTAAAATAACACGAATCGGTGTCACCGTATATGATTGATTTACCAGTGTGATCATAACTGCCCATGATGCATTCGTTGATGTATGCATCCATGTGTCGGGCAATCACTCTGCCAGTCAGTGTAGTACTCTGACCAATGCGATGGTCAAAGAATCGACATCCAGGATTCAAAATAGCGCCATATAATGAGTTTAGATTAATTTTCTTAACCAACTGACGCTTGTCCCAGAACGCAATGTCTTCGGGTTCGGTTGCCTCTTTCTTCTTGGCTTGCATTTCCTTACGTTCGGCATACCAGCGTTCCAGCAGCCCGGGCACAATACCTTTGCGTTCGTTACTGAATATGGTGCCATTGGCACTGAGAATCCAGGTCTGATTGCTGTCGAAAACCAATCGCCAGACGTCAGCAGCACTGAGCACATCGCTGGTGCCGTTTTCCCAGTCAATGGTAAGCTCAGTGCCGGGCTCCATGTTCATCACAGCGGTGTATTCCAAACTGCCAAATATACCTTCCCAGGCATCAGCAAAACTACTGCCACCAGCAATTTTCTGATTGATGTAATGATCAGTCATGGTGGGCCTTAACTGGCCCACAATGGTTTCAGGACCCATGTTCAGCGCACGAATAGCACTGGGATACAGTGAGTTGATGTCTATTGAACCCACATAATCATGCATGCCTTGTTTGGGGTAAGCCACATAGGCCCCGGCAGCCTGAGTATCACCCTGATCTTCCCGACCAGTTCGATTGGGCACCACCAGACCCAGCTGGTGTGCTTCGTTAATAATGGCTTGCTCAGTAACTGCCACAGCACCCATGGTGGTTTGCAGTAGCACAGTGTTGTCGTGTGCCAGTTCATTGGCCAGGTCCAGAAATCTTAACTTTTTATCCAATTTGGCCAACAGCATGGTGTCTTGCCGGTTATATTCGATAAACTTTTCAAAGTCTCGATTGTACAACTGGTCCAGAGTGCCTTCATACTGAGTTTTACGCTCTTCCAATTCGTATTCACCAATGGCGTCCAGACTATAACTGTGGCGCTCTTCATAGGTGTACTTGCGATAGAGTTGCATGTAGTCCAGGTGCACACGCCCAATCAGGTCAAATGTGAGTTGGCTGGCCCCAAATCGTTCAAATGTACGTTCCTTGGGCATTTGCCCCCACAAACAAAATCGTCGGCAATCATCTTTGCTGAGCACACGTTTGGTACGCATGACCATATAGGGAATATCGAAGCCTTCGGAGTTCCAGCCACTCAATATATCTGCATCGTCGATCAGATTCAGGAAGGTGTCTAATAGATCTTCTTCACGATCAAACAAGAAGCAATTGTCATATTTTCCAGCAATCTCTTCCGCAGTCTCCCAACTCAGACTTTTGGGTGGTGTAGCCAGAGTCACAATCTTGTCCAGCCAATCAAAATAAATGGTAATTGCTGTTACTGGATTGAATGGGTCTTCTGGTGGACTAAACCCCCTGACAGGATCAAAATCCACTTCAATATCAAAAAACGCTGTCTGTAGTCGGGGAGCAGTTTTTCCCAGATAGTTTTCTTCCAGACAGCGGAACACTGGATTGATGTCTGATTCCCAGATGCGTTTGCCTGAGTTGATTTTTAATTCTTTATGAAACTCTTTACCTACCCTGGTGCTGAATCTGCTGACTGGGGTATCGTAGATGGTCCGGTGTTTGCCACGTGGGTCATCGTAATAGAGCACGTAATTGGCAGGGTATTCCTGATAGATTCGAAGGCCATCATTTCTTTCAACCACGTGGATTTGATCTTTGGCGCGATCAAAAAGTGCGTCGACATAACTCATTATTTCCTCTCTGACCATTTATGGCTGGTCGGCCTTTCTACATGCTCGTGCAGTGAGCGACACTTAACTATTATATAGTAGTCTGATAAAACCAACAATATCAATTGCAAAAAGAGTGATACTAGTGATCAATAACCCAAAACTTCCCCTGCTGATGGCAGAATAGATACTGATGCTTAATGCAGCAAAGAAAATGGGATAGACAATCAGCAATGGGACATCAGGTATTGTTATGGCAAAAATCAGAGCAATTGCAAGATTGAGTGCCCAGTTAATAGTTTCCAATGCCAATCTTAACGGATTGCTTTTCCAATCCGCCTGAAGAAATTGTAAAGTTTTGTGCCAGCGGTTATTCTTCATAAAGGCTTGCCGGTATTACATCAACTGAGTGCCCAAATTTTTTAGCATACTCGTTCAATGTTTTTCGATATTGGACAATGTCCGGATACAAATAATTTTTTATAAGTTGACCGTATTCTTCCTGGTGCTGAAACTTGTAGTAATTAATAGTATCTCGAATCTTTCTTTCTACGGAATGCGATCGATTTAGCCATATGGCATTGTCCACATTAACGTCGATACTATTTTCTTCAAACCACATTTGTGTGAGCTCGTTGGGTCCGTATTTTTTTCTCAGGTGATCGAATGTTTGCGAAAACTGATCAATAAAAGTGTAGTCCAATGGTATCCAATGAATTGGGTAATTCCAGATTGGACCAAGCATCATTGATATACTATATGTGTGTGTGTCAAAAACCCCAGTGACTAGTAATTTAGCAACACTGGGGTTTGTGTAGTCTATTTCGGAGTTGATGAGTAGATATGTTGCTAAACCCTTGGTGTGTCTTGCTTCGGGATCTGAAATATGCCCCCATAGCACCATATTTTTTAGATCAAGATCGTTGGCAAATAAATCTCGCCGCTGCCATCCATGATCAGACAACAATTTGCTATAAGTCTGAGAAGCATTTTTGTTGACTACCAGGTAGCAAAACTGATCTTTGACGTAGCAAAACATTAGACAGTGCGGCCCACGGTTTCCAGAATGTCCTGTAGTGTTTCGTGATCCTGGTTGGTTTCAGTAAACTTGGATTTTTGTGCAATCTTGATGGCTTTCTTAAGAATGGCTGGTTTGACTTCCAGCTCTTCGGCCACTGCTTTGATGGTGTCGTTCAAACCACCTGTGAGGTCTTCGATTTCGGTCAAGACTGCAATGCCTTCATTGACTAGTTGAGTGAGCTTGGCCTTTTGTTCGGCCGAAAACATCTGTGACATAAAAATACTCCTTGAAAATTAAATTCTACACTATTGTTGATTTCTAGGTCAACTGATCTGGATTAAGTAGTCAGTATCTAATAGAATTCTGGAAAGGTAAAGGCACGAGACTCGTTACGTAGATCACCATATTTATTAGTATGCTCCCAGAACTCCTGTATTAATTGTTGATGTCTACTATATTAGACATAAGATACCAGATCTGGAAAAGATTTCTGCCAACTGTTACCTCGATGGTTGTCCCATAATTCAACAAACTTTCTCCATGGGTCTAAGCTGGTTGGTTCAGGTAAGTTTTCTATTAGGCGATATATTACATGATGTGGTGGATACTTTTTCATAATCTGTTCTCGTATTCCCCAAGGCATTTTTTCTAAATCCCATATACCTCCCCAGCAGCGGTGTAATTCTAACTCGGTCTTGTCTCCTGCATTATTGGTGGATAGATTTTCAGCCATCCAATTTTCTAGACGATCGTAATAATATGAATTGAGAAAATTGGCTGTAAATTCTATTCTAAACATCAAGTTAACTATATCTTTATTTTCTCGTAATCGAATTAAATTTTTACTAACTTTATTCCATGGCAAGGGCCATCGAACATAATTGAATTGATCTTCAATTCCATCTAAACTTGCAGCGAAGATTACTACCTTGAATGGCTCCCATGCAGATAATACTTCTTTGTTTGGGTATATGGACCCATTGGTGGTGTAATGGAGAGTCACCTGGCCTGGATTTGTGATGCGTTGTATAAATTTTAAGTGTGTATCGGTAAATAAAGGCTCACCTCCAAAAAATTTGACGTATTTTAATTTTCTTAAAGGTATTAAATCAAAAACGCGTTCTATCTGTTCATCTATGGAATTTTCATTTTTGATAATTTTTATTTTTTTATTGTGTAATTTTAAATTTTCTTTTTTCCACAATGAACTACAATTTTCTGAGCAGATCACACAAGCTGCATTACATTCATTATCTAAATGAATATCCAAAGATATAGCGTCTTGAAAGTGTTCGTTGTTATCGATCCAGTCAAAACTAGCGGTTCTTAAACTGCCTATACCAATATCTTCCATATCCTTACAATTTGAACAATTGTTGGTCCATCCTGTAACAGAATCAAATATAATTTTGCGATTTTCCAACAATTGAGAATCTAATGTAATTCCGTTCCCTATATAAAGACAGCATGGTGTTACGTTGATAAGATTATTTTTGGTTATATTTAATGTATAGCCATTAGATAGATATCTACAAAATTGATTTGCCATATAGTAGCTTTACATTTCTCACATCTACTTGTATTTTTACAAGATTAGTAATAAGTAATCCCTGAAAATTAAATTTTACATTATTGTTGGTTTCTAGGTCAACTGATCTGTGTAGTATATATGATAAATCTTTTTAATATCCAAATCCGGATGATACTGCTGTAACTTTTCCAGACAGAAATGTATTTGTTCGTGATTGTCTGCAAAATTGACGGTGTTTAGTAGATGCAGGTATTGTTCAAGTGCAACACGAGTGGACTTATTGGATTTTTCCAATAACTGAATGCACTTATTTCTAAGTTCTTCTATTACTACTTTGGGCACGGTTTCTATCCCAAAATTTGTGTTTTTTAACAAAACCACATTGGCAGATATCCCATAATAGGTGACGTGATCGTAGCGATTTTCCAAATATTCCCAGAAGTCCAACATATGATGAAAATTCATTGAAGTCAATGTGCTGATTATTGCGACATCAATCTGTTTTCCATTATTTCTTTGATCTTTGGCCCAGTGCATTAGCTGATCTACATTTTTTTCAATATTTTCCCATTTGCTAGGAGTGCGCTGAATATACGCAATGTCATCCATGCCATCCAAACTCAAATTCAGCCAAATTCTATTAAACTTTTCTAAAGAGTCTAATAATTTTTTATTAATATTGGTGCAATTGGTACTGGGCCACACAGTAAAGTCCCTGGGAGCATTGATGGATAGATAGTCAATAAACTCTAAAACTTCTGGTATTAATGTTGGCTCGCCCCCAGTAAAAAATACTCTTTCGAGCGTGGGTATATGATCTTTAAAGATTTCAGTCAGGGACTGAGTAACTGGCCAGTCAAAATTTGTGCCGAAAGGGAATTCAAAATGACCACCAGAATTTAACGGTGGATTTTTGACAAAATTAATTTCTTGTGGAGAATTGTGAAACTTGGAAAAGAATTTTTGATATTGTGTACTATATCCAGGATTACACATCTTGCATGCTAGATTACATAAATTGCCAATTGACAATTGAAAATCAAAAGCCAGATCCTTTAGCTCCCCGTTATGATTCTTGGCATACTCAATTCTGTCACTGATAGAACTTATGGGAATTCTTTTTTCTGCGGCTTGTAATCGTACACTAGATCCCTGTGTATTATCAGAGTTTTCTAGTTGCCAACAATAATTGCAAACCGCAGGGCGCTTGCCCTCGATCATTTCCATGCGTGTTTGCTTTAGTATTTCGCTATTCCAGGCTTCCTTCAGGGTGTGTGTAGTTACATTATACACATTTCCATTGAGATCACGATTGTCCCCAGCCCGCGCCGCACAACAAAATTTTATATCGCCATTGGGTTCAATATCAGTGTGTGCAAATGCGAATGAACAAAGTGTATTACTCATTGGTCAGTATCTCATAAAATTCTGGAAAGACATCGGCGTATGATTCTTTACGCAGTACATCATATTTTTTGGTGTATTCCCAAAACTCCTGCATTAACTGTTGGGAGTTTTCATGATCCAGTCTGATAAAATTGGCTATAATAGAAGTTTTTTCTCCCCACCCACCGACAAAATATTGGCTATTTTCAAGTTTGTCAATGATTTTTTGTTTAACTGCTGGTGGGGCAATTCTCATGTTAAGATAATCGGGCCTGTGTACGAAATTGGTACCGCAACTGATGCCAATTCGATGGAAAAAATTTAAAAATTCCGGCAGGTAATATATATTTAAAAGACTGACCGTTATGCAGACCGAAAGTTCGATACCGGGGTACTTTAGAGAAAGTTCCTGATATTTTTTTAAATTTTCCAGTATTAATTCCCATTTTGCAGGATAACGCATGTATTCAAATTTTTCTTCAATTCCGTCAATACTGATTCCCAACTCAACACGTTTGAATGATCCAAAGACTTCATTAAAGTCGTCGTGCCAGATAGTACCATTGGTGTTGATGTGTATTTCTTGATTTTTGGACACCCCACTGAGATAACTTTCTCTAAGTGTTTCTAATAAGGGGGCAATTAACAGGGGCTCGGCACCGTAAAGATCATAATAAATTAGATTTTTATTCCATTGTTTGAGTACGGGCCAGAGATTCGTATTTTCTGTAGCAAAACTATCTCTGATAGAATCGTATGATCTAACGTAGTCCACAAAACTAATATTATTTTTTGGTTTAACTGCTGCCTGGTAGTGATCGCGGTACCATTTGGAACTCACAAATGGGTTGCAGTGCCTACAACTGAGATTACAGACATTTCCAGGTTTGAACATGAACACCCTGGGTTGATTTGTATTAACAGTTACACTGGAAAATTTTTCATTGCTCAACTGTCGCATGCTGATTCTGCCAGCAAGTTCTTCGTCCCAGCAATCTCGGCAATTGGCGTGTTGTTCTCCGGACAACATGGAACAACGTATTTCTTGTCTGGTTGGACTGGCCCAACTTTCATGTAAACTGTTTCGGTCTAATCTAAGAACTTGGCCATTTGCATCTTTAAGTTCAGTGCGACTCTGATTGCAGACAGTGGTGTTGCCATTGGTCTGTGATGCTAGTCCAATATCAACTAACACACAATAATTATTATTGGCTTCGCAAGGCATCATTTAATTTGGGAAAGACATCGGCTAGTTTACCTGCATCGGTGGCATATGTGGTTTCATATTTTTCGGTCCACTTTAAAAACTCACTATCCACGTTCTGATCTGATGACCCTGTCAACTCTTTTAACTGATTTTCAAAGAACACTCTGTTCATACCACTGGTGAATTTATCCAAATATGGTAAATCCAAAACTCGACTAATTTCTTCTATGGCCAATTGTTTAATTCTGGGAGAAAAATTAGTCACATTGAGATAGTTTGGTCCCCACAGTTTTTGCCAATGAATTTGTATGTCAATTTCTTGTATAAATTCGTAAATTTCTATTAAATTTAACGCGCTATAAATGCAATAGACTGGCAATGCTGTTATTCTATGTCCGGGTATGGATTTGACTTTTTTTAAATTATCAACAAATAGTTTCCAGTTGGCACCATGACGAACATATTCAAATTTCGATCCTATTGATTCAAAACTAACTTGCCAACTTACGTCTTTTTTGGATTGCAATCTCTGAAAAACCTGGTTATTATCTAAATTACTACTGAGGTTGGAGATTAAATCAATGTGTTTGTCATCGGGTATATTATCTAATAGATTTCGATTTTGTCTGGGCAACAGAGGTTCGCCCCCCACCAACAATACAACTTCTAAATCCTGTCCATTTCGTTTAATAAAGTCCAGAACATGATCATAATATTGCCGTTCCAAAGATTCAATAGGGATTCCTTTGAGTCCCTGCCATTTAGTGCTACTGCGCTCGTTGCAATAAACGCAATTAAGATTACACAAAGCGTTCCATCGAATATCTATATTTCTTAACACAAAGTCATTGGCGGAATTCAGCAGCTCATTGGTGGTTGTGAACTGATCGTAATAATTTCTCAAACTATACCCAGTTGCCTCCTCGTCTCGACGACAACCTTTGCAATACTCCACTGGCTGATTGTTGATTATACCTTGTTTGATTCCAATAACTTCGGGTTTGGTCAGTATTTCATCAATGGTATTCTCATTAAGGTTGCCCCAGTAATGCCCCCCGGCACAACAACTTTTTACGGATCCATCAGTTTCAATAAAAACTCCGGTCCAGGGACTTTTACAGTAATTATTATTCACCAAGTTCTCCTAATTCTGTCCTGGCTTGAGCGAATTGATCAACTAACCAAGGAAAAAGCTCTGGCCAAACGGTTCCTCGTCTCCGATCCATTTCATTTAAATATGTTTCTAACATCAATATCTTTTTAGGATCTCGAGACGTTTTTTCTATACTATTGGCGATGCCTTGCATGTAAGTTTTATAATTTCTTTGATATTCAGTCAACACAGGCATCAGGTCTGCTACACGTTGCATGTCTTGGGTAAAAACTCCCTGTCCAAACCACAATGGATTCATCTGAGTGGGGTCTAGTACGTGCATAAAACTTACACAAATGTGTTTGTCAATATCAGCCTGTGGTATTTTATTCTGACTTATCATTTGCAAAATTCGATCTCGATGTTGTGATAGTTTTTCATAAGGTAATTTTAAATTTTTTGCAACAATGTTTATCAATCGATCCTGGTCCCAGGCATTAATTTTTTCAAGAAACTCTGGTAAAGTTTTTATACTTAGTGGAGTGATGGTAATGTTAACATTTAGGGTAATCCATTCCTGCGGAACCATGTATGTAAAATTCTTTTCCCATTCGCTTAATTTTAATCCCCAACGCAAATATTCGGACTGGGGCCCCCAGCAATCCAGACTGGCACTGATATTCAGAGATTTGATTTTGCCAGTTTCCGCCATGCGTTTTAATCTGTCAATATAACCAACAAATCTACCATGCTCGATTTTAAGATTTGTCACAATGGTTAGGGTCAGATCTGGATTAGGGTAGTTTTCCCAGTGATCCAATACCATATCAAATTCTTTCTGGAAGAATGGTTCTCCTCCTAACATACCAAAATTCCAGATTTTATGACCATGTTCGCGTAACCAGGCAAACAGTTTATCTCGCATGGCATCATATCGCACCTGATCTCTCTGCCAGAGTGGATTGGCCAGAATACCGTCTTCTTGTGCGTTAAATCTGCGATTTTCTTCTTCCCACATGGTGCTAAAGTGTGGGCCACAATACAAACAAGCCATGTTACAGACATTGTTGAAGTAGACTTCCACAATGGTGGGGGTAACTGACACAGCATTGGGGTCTTCCAGCAATTCGGGGGGAATTACATTGGTGTGATTTTGAAAAACTGTACCTAAATTTTGTAGTTGTACTTGTCGATCACTGGTCCCTCCCAGATCTTCCATGTGCTTGCAATAAGTGCAACCGCTTATGCCCCATTTGGTGGTTTCTGACTCTTCGGGCCAACCTCCTGCCAACATTCTGCGACGATCATCTAATTTTTTTGGAAGATTATGAAATTCGTCAAAATTTTCAGCTGTGAAATGATTATGCACTGTTCTGTGACAGCTGGCAGTGGTGCCACGATTTAGGTAGATGGTGCTCCAGGACCATTTTAAATAACAACCGGTGTCAGACTTAATGGGCCATAATTTTTTGTTCTCAGTAGTCATTGATAGTCTTTTGGTGTTTTAATAGTTAGTCCCAGCAAAACGCTGTAACGGTCATAGTCAGATGCATTTCTTCCTTCGTGCCAGTTGCAGTAGTCATTAACAGCTAGCCAACCATCACCGTAATTGGTGGTCATGGTCATGGGATTATTCAACTGCCGATCTGAATAAAATGTTGTAGAAACATTGACATCATGATGTTCAGTAAAATATATCATTCCTGCTGCCACTAATCTTCTGTAATCATTGTGCGGTTCTAGATAAAATCCTGGTTTGTCCCACATGAATTCTGCGTGCCAACAGGCCCATTCTTTCATCTGATCTTTGGGCATGGACCAGAGTCCAGTGAATTGATCTCTAAACTCATATAGACCATCTAGTGCTTTATTGTATACCTGCTCTGAATGAAGATAATTGTGTATTTTTTGTACTGTTGGTGTCTTAATATTGGGCAATTTGTAACGATAGTTCCAATTGGGATTTTCGTGTCCTTTGGGAACATCAGCATTCCAACAGACCCAATCTTCTTTTTTAAATTCCTGAATCAACTCGTCGTGGGGGATATCCAGTGTAAAATTTACACCTAGTAGAAAAAACCTCCGGGGAAAAAATTCAATATTCATCAAGTATTTAATTTATTTGGATAGACGCTGTACCATTTTTCGAAGCCAGTCAACTGATTCCTGGATCTGTGGTTCTGCGGATCGATCGGTGATCCCTTGTCCCTGACGTGTGGCCTGATACAGTGTCTGGCCCTGCACCTGGATATTGCTTCCTACTCCGGTTGCCCGTTCAAATGCTTTTTCGTCACCAGCAGCAGCAAATCGTCGAGCCAGTGTACCACTGATGCCACTGATGTCCGTGGCATCAGGATCACGTGATCCACTGCTGACAAAATTCAGCACCACGTGTTCACGACCTTCGGGCCCAAATATATTATCAGCGGTGCGAACTGTGCCACTGTTCCAACTGTTCAGCAGTTTTTCTATACTGCCGGCGCCCGAGCCCAATCGGTCACTGCCGGCCACGAATGTCATGTTTCTGAACCCCCGGGCATACAACCAGTTGGCTGCTTGTATGGGCGTGGCCACAGGTTCGTCGACAATGTGTTGGCCCAGGTCGGGATATATTTTTCTAATAAATGCTGCTTTAATGGCAGGTGCCAGGGGGTCAGTATCGGTGTTTTGTGTGTTACTCAGGAAGATGTAGGCGTTGTCTCCGCCCAGCTCCACTGTTTTGGCCATGACCAATCTGTGACCCAGCGTGGGTGGGTTCATACGACCAAAACAGAACACTGCCACTGGCATGCCCTTCTTTCGAGCAATCTCTTCATCGGGCACTCGGTGCTTGGCAAAGTTGGCGCGACTGAATCCCAATCGGTCCACCAGTTTGAGTTTGCTTTCCCCGCCACCGAACACATAGCCTTCGTGTCTGGGCTCGCCGTCAATCACAGCCACCACTTCACTGCCCTGCATTTGTGTGTCAATTTGTTCTTTGACATGTAATTTTAGATCTGTGACAGCAGCCCACATGCTCCAGATACCCAACAAACCCGGTGCTCCACCATCGGCCTGGTATAACCAGCCGTCGTTGTTTGGGCCCAGGAATTTTTGCTGTGCTGTGGGGTTCAGACGGGATTTCAAGAACTCCAGGAATCTGGGCACAATGTCTGTGGCAATGTCATCGTCTGCCAACATACTGGTGATGAACGGGCCCATGGCGGTCAGGATGCTCTTGCCGCGCATCTCAGTGAGATCGGCGATGAATTTATCCACTGCTCGGCGGTGTTGATCAATGATGCCCTGTGTGCGGGCCAAAAAGTTTGCATTGACCAGAATTTTGGGCTGCTCTCGCATTTCTCCGGTCAGGAAGGTGATACCAGCGCCAGTCTTAAGACCTTTCAGCCCTGTCAGAGGTTCATCGGCCGCACCCAGTTCGGGTATAAATGTATGCACAGCGATTCCGCCCACGCTGCGTGAAATGTCCTGGCCCAGATCTCCCACAATGCTGACTCGATATTCCACAGTGTTGGGTTTGAATACGAAAAATCCATCAGATGTGGCTGGAGTGCCGGACCACATCAGATCACCCATCCAGTATTGATTTTTAACTGCTGGCACAATTCGCTCCAGCGCAGCTCGGAGCACACTTTCTTTTTCCCACAGATCCGAACGATCAGCACCACGGGCCTGATCATAATCTCTAATGGTTGTGAATTCCAGGCGACCCTTGGCAACTTTGTCATACATGTGCTTGTCCATGAACACCAATTCACCAGCAGTGTCTCGACCAAACACCACCGCAGGGAAACCATCCCATTTGATGCTTACAGTTTTGGCATCCTGACCCAATCTGGCAATGGCTGACACAGCACGTTGGGCACCCTGAGCACCCTGACTGATGATCAGGTCTTCGGGATGGTCAATGCCTTCGTTCAGTGGAGTTTTGTTGGGCGCAAAGAGTTCTTGTAGTAGCATAATTGATATTTATCAATTTGTGCTGTCAGGAAAAACCTGGGCCAACTTTTCGGGATCCTGGCTGAGTGCTCGACGAATGCCAGAAATGCTGCTGAGGTCTCGGGCAGTGGCCGCAGGCCCCAGTAGAATTTTTGCGATGTCATTTTTATCAATGGCCACCACTTGACCAGTGGCTCTGTCCACCAGCCCTCGATCGGGACTGTATTGTAGACTGCCTTTTTCCTCGCCAGTTCTGGGATCAATCTGAGTGGTTTTGCTGGCCAGTCGTACCAGTGTGGGGTAGACGTCGGTGAACAATTGACCACCGCGCATTTCGGGATCCTGACTGAAGTCATGAGCGTGTAATTCCCAGGCTGTCCGGGGGCGTAATATCAAATCCACACTAAAGATCTTGTCATCAGCACCATACTCCACTGTCAGCGTGCCGGGGTCGGTGGGATAACCATTTTTTGTCATGTATTGTGCCAGGGCCCACTTGCTGGCAGTCTGTGCCAATTTTTCCCGTCTTTCGGGACTGGCCATGACATTGGCAAATGCTCGAGCGCCCAGGGCCTGGGTTGCCTGATTATACTGCTCTAGATCCACAGGAAAGGCTGCTCTGAGATCATCAGGATCAATCATAATATCAATGTCACCACTGCTGGCACGACCGCCGCCACCGTAGGGGTGTTCGGGATCGAAACTACCAGCTCCACCAGCAGTCCATCCGGCGGTGATGCCTGCTTGCTTTAGCAGGGGGTCCAGACTGGCTTTGGCCTTTTTAAAATCTTCTGGGTAGACTCGGGAAACTTCCTTGCCCTGGCTGGCCAGACGACGACCGCTTTCTCTGACAAATTCTCTGGCTCTCATTTCTTTGCCTTGGCCCGGCCTGCTTTCATATTGGCCATCCAGTGTGCCAGTTGACCTCGACGTCCGCCTTGTTTGGCCACTTTACGCAGTGTGCTGACACTGGCTCGGGTGGGAACACCGTATCGTTTGCTGTCACCTTTGTCTTCGGGATGCCGACCATCTTTAAAGTTTTCGTTTACGTTCTGCTTGGCAAATTCCGTGGCATGAACTATATCCTGTTTGGTAAACTGTTTTAATTCGCCACGTGCGATCAACTGTTTGATGTCTGTGACTTCCAGGTCCACATACTGTGTGTCAATGCCTCCCGTGGTGTCGGGGCCCACCAACTGGTCCTCGTTGTCAAACCTGCCACGACAGTCGTATGCTGATCCATCAGGAGCGACGATATACACATGATCAACTCGATACTCATGATCTTCAGCTTCGTCATCGTCCCACCCTATGTGCGCTCGGATTTGCCAATCAGGGTGTAATAACTTTAATGCTATTGCCATGACATGACAATGTCCCGCCATGTAATCTTGGTGTTGCTGTTCAGACAGCTCTTGTTTCAATCGGGTCAATTTATAAGCCACCAAATGAGTTTTATCCACTCTGGTGACACCATAACCAGCAGATCGTGCGTAACGTTCAACCATTCTGTCATAGAGTTTGATCCTACTGAGTTGGTCTTGTATACTGTCGTCGTCTTCTTCAACTTTGACAGCCGAAAAGGTTAATGCCCGCGGTTGTTGTTTTTTGACAAACTCGGCAATGGCAGCCAACACTGTGGCAAACACTCTGTGAGCATCTCCCAGGCCTGTGGTGCGCTGACTGTCGTTTCTGTAAAAGGACACTCCCCAACTATCATCGTCTTGTTTACTGAACATCACAGTCAGATGGGTGCCATCGTCCAGAGTGGCCAGGGCATCCACATCACCGTATTCACTGTGTTCCCAGGTCAAAGGATAGGGTTGGTCAAATGTTTCTGACAGACTTTGTTGTTGTGGTTGCCATGACATGTCTTTGACACCACGTGCTGTGGGACGGAATCCCATGCCACGATAGATTTTGGTCAATTTACTCTGACTGACTTCGCCTCGGTTCCAGGGATATATGGTGAGTGTGATGCCATGTTCCAGTGCCAGTTGTTGTAGCCGTTGCATGGCTCGGGTGCCAATGCCCTGTCGTTGTGGATATGCTTGAAACCATTTGATGTCCACTGTGGTGGGTTTACCAAACACTGGTGCCAGTTCAAATATGGCCAGTTGCTGATCGTCACCTGACCCCCAGGTCATGACTCGGTATCGGGGATTGAATGGATGTTCGTGAAATTCATCATAAATTTTATGGATCCATTGTTGTGCTGGGGTGTCCTTGCCAATCTCGATTTGTTCTGTTAATGTGTCAAGAGGGTTGACACCGCCGCGCAGTGGTTTGAATACCAATCGCTTGGTAAGGTCAGTGAATGTGTCTGAGTGTGGTCGAGGCCAACCAGCAGCAGCAAGGTCCTGAGTGAATGTGACGATGATCCAGGCATGAAACTTTTCCGATCCCATGGCCTGCATTTGTTTTCGCATGTCGCAGGCCACACGGTAAGTTTCGCAATACCTGGGCAATACAAAAACGATTTCTTCTCGAATACTGATGAGAGCGTTGTATGCGATATCTTCGCTGCCGTAGCCCTCAACCCACTGCTGAGACATACGTTCCACATCCGCATCACTGGCTTCTGATATCTTTTTCTTACAGCGTTCTTCTGGACTGGACCATTGTTGGGCTGGGGTCGCATCATGGGATTCACTGATGTGTGTTTTTTTAGCTGGCAGAATCACAGGGCCCAGTTCCAGATATTCAGGATACTGCTGGTTAAAGTTGCGCATGATGACACCAGCCTGGGCATTGGCTTGATTTTCTTCATCACTGCCGGTTTCACCACTGCTGTCATCCAGCTGATGGTCCATCATTTGTCTATAGTGAACAAGTTCGTGTGCCAGAGTGCGCAGGATGTCATTGGGATGACGATTCTCAATGTCCACAAAGATGGTGTTTTCAGCATTCATGAACTTGCCAAAGGTAGGGGCGTGATGGCCTGTGACATCCTGCACAAAGGTGATTCTGGGCAGATGGTCCAGATCCAGATGCTGCATGGCCACAGGAAAGAAGTCTCTGAGAGCATCCATCAGTGTGGGCTGTGTGCCTGCCTCTGCATCTTCGTTGTGCTTTTTGCGTCCCTGACAATGAGCACGCTGACTGAATCCTCGGGGGTGACTGCAGTCAATTGAGCTCTTGTATTTTTTGCTCCACTTTTCCAATAGGTCCCGGGCTCTCAAGGATCAGATCTCCTGATTGGGGGCAGCGTCAGGACGATCACGAAGATCCAGATTCATCTGTGGGTTGGGTTCGGGCAGCAGAGGTTTGTGTTGACCACGCACTTTGGCCAGATCACGTTGTTGTGCGCTCTGTGCGATCTGCTTGCGAAGTTCGGCCACCAGCAGGTCCAGATTACTGCGATCTCCAGTCATGTAACGGGAAATTATCTGACTCACTGATATCTTGTTGCCCACTTGAGTGTTTTCCACACCACGCTGAGTCATGACATAGAGTTTTTTCAGATACTCTTCACGGTCCAGCTGGGGATCCACGGCACTGGCCCAGACTCTGATCACACGGTAAATGGCATTCAGAGTCAGCTGGGGATCGGTCATGATCTTGGGACCACCCAGAGCACGGACCTCCATGTAATCGCCCTTCCAGTTCAGACTGGTGTATTTGTCTGTGGTGAATGTATTGCCCCAGCTCTTGATGGCATCTTGGATGAACTCCTGTGCCAGACGATAGGTGTGAGATTTCAACACTTCCATCACACGTTCAGCCAGCACTCGATCCATTTGGCCCTCTCCCTGGTAGTGTTGGCGTCGCATCTCTGATATGATTTTGCCGATGGCACTTTTACAATAGCTGTTGTATTCACGATCAAACAAACCCAACAGATGCTGGTCTCCCAGCAGCAACACCATTTTGACATAGTCAAACTGACTCATGTCGGGACTGCTGATGTTGAAGTGTAGTCCGGTGCTGCTGTTGGTGTAGCCACCGTATTCTTCAGCCCAGTCTCGAACTTTGGCAAACAACTCCAGGGTTTCTGCCAGTGGCAGTGGTGGAGTAATGATTTCAGCAGCGGCCTCATCACTGTCGTCGGGTTCAATACTGCCATCGGGTTCAATGATTATCAGATCCGGCAGGCGCTGCACGCTGTGGTAACTGGAGCTGACTCTGACCCGCATGTCGGTATAATGTCTGAGTCGACGTGCTGCGTCCTCCATCTGATCAGTATCATAGGGCGTATCATCATATGAATCATCATCTTCAAACGGCACTCCCAGATCATACTCGGCCGCCACATCGCTCAGATAATTGTGATTGGCCCAGAGCCACTCACCAAAGTCGTAGTCCAACTCATTGCGGACGTCTTCTTCCGCTTCTTCACGGGCTTCGTCTTCATGATCTGACCAGTTGGCATCTACTATTTCTTCTATGACCTTTTCTCTGACCTCATCCTCATCAGCGTCGGGGTCGTCAGCCAACACTGCCTGCACACGTTCTTCCACTGTGTCAGAATCAATGTCGTCTCGGGCTTTCGCTCTGGCCAGCCTTTCTACCTCGTCGGGATCAATATTGTCGTAAACCTTTTCAAAATAGGCCTCCTGGTAATCTTCTTCCATACGACTATAACCACGGTCACGACGACTGGTATATTCACTGAACAAATCCTGAATGGTTTCCAGATCCCAGTATCTGTTGATTCTCTCATCTTCTATGCCGCCATAGCTCTGGGGTCGACCGATGTCAGTAAAACACAGTTCCAATTCAAATCCGGCTGTGATCTGCTGAGCCAGGGGATGAGTCTGAGCAAACTGTTTGAGTGCTCCAGGACTCATGTTGATCTCATCCAGTTGCTGTTCTAAAATGGGGGTTTTTGGGATAAATTGTCGTGCTCGCATGATGTTCACTCAGAATATAGTATATTTAGTCTGACTTACTTTGAACAAAGGCTTAAAAAAGAGTGCTGTTTTTAAGGATACTGGTAGCGAATCAGTATCCTAACGCAGCAGCCGCGTACATAACCCCAACGGTCCTAGGGTATGTTCTTAAGTTCAGTTCTACGTCCGTATTTTTTGGCATAATCAGCGTAGCCTGCAAAGGTGGTGAATGTGCCCCGCGCATCCGGCAAGTGCCTCTGCGCGGGTTTGGGTATTACCCAGACTGCACGAGGCCTTATGGTGCTAAAATTCACAATGTTTTTATAGCCGCTGACCATACTAGTCAACAAATACTTTAAGACGTTGGGAGATAAATTGTTCACTAACCATTTGCCTGTAATTGAAATGGATTCAAAATCTCCATCTATTAGTCCCTGTTGTAAATCAGCAGGCAACTTTTGTATGATATTCTGTAACTGCCCTGGCTTGTTTGATAACAGCACCCGTTTGGCAATATGCCCTAATTCATCTTCGTCAGGAGTCACATGCGCCAGATCTTGACCACTAAATTCTAATACATATCCATATGGTGTTAGTTTTCGATATTCTTCCCAATCTTCATCGTCCACATCGGTCATAATACTATATCTTACGGCATTACCAAAATCTCGACTTAGATAACTACCTCCCATTTGGGGAGCAAAATTTGGCGAGTCCTGATATTTTGTTTGCACTTTTTCTGGCTGATATTTTAAACCATTACGTACTATTTCCAACATATTTTCTTTTTGAGAGGTACCGTGATAAAGAGTAATATTCTGCCATTCTTTTGGAGTCTCTATAGAGGACTGTGCACGAAACTCATTTAAATTGGTATCTGATCTTTCCCATTTCTGGCGCAGATATTCCACAAAGTCTGGAATACTCATGCCCCGGGCACGCATAAACTTCACCAGTCTGACCACACTTTCACGCCCTGTGCTGCCGGGTTTGCCGGAATTACTCAGATCTGATGACAGACCATGATCATCGCCTCGATGGGTTCCATAGTTCAATTGACGCAACAGATACTGTGCTCGGTTACCCAGTTGACTGCGCTGATCAGTATCAAAGTCCAGTAGTTCTATCCAGGGTCTGATATAGTCAGTGGGCTCCCACTGTGTGCCAGTGTAGTCCTTTTCTGGTGGTAGTTGACCCTGGAAATACGCCTGCTCGTGTTTGGGCGTCAGAGCACGGCGACGATCTTGTAGTCTCCAGGCAGTGGGGTTGAGATAAGTCCAGTGTGGAATTCCTCGTTGATTGGCCAGATCGATCAAGGTTCTGATACGTGCTGGGGTGTGATTTTCGTTACGGTAATCTTGTACCAAGATGTGTATTTCTCTGGCATAGCCAATGCTCATGGTGGGCTCGCGACTGAGTATGCGGTCTTCGCTTTCTCGGGTGCGGTGACCGTGTGTGTCCAACCAGGTCTGTTCCCAGTAGTCCACTGGTACCACTCGATAACGCTGCGCTATGGCCCGACCATCCAGCACAAACATCACCGCAATGTTGCCGGTGGTTCTGTGATAATCACCCACGCGACTGCGTGTGGTGCTGAAGAAAAAATCATAACCTTCTGGCATGTTTTTGCGATCAGCACCTTTGAGCAGACTGAATCCAAACTCACCAGACTTCAGAATCTCCAGGGCAGCTCCCACAGGTGCGTAGTGATACAATATGTCTGTGGCGCCTTCTGTGAGTGTCTGCTCGATTAAAAATTCCCAGATGCGCATGTCAATTGTTCTCTCTTTCAGTGATAAGTTCCGGAGTTGTCATTTGAGATGGGTGGTTCCTGTCAATACTCATGGCAGACTCAGATTCTGATCCTGAGCTTGGGCTTGTGCCTGATACAGTCGGTCAATGTAGCCCTGATTGCGTAGTATTTTAAATGCCAGATTTTCGGTGCTGAATTCCCCGCCCCGAGTCAGACCACTTTTACGCATATTTTTAATTTTTAACTGAAGTCTTTCCAGATCTGACACATTACCATCGGCAATTTCCTGATCGATTTGTCTCATGAGATCCTGCGCCTTGGCCACCACTGCTCGACTGCGTATGCGAGGGGGTCGATGGGTGGGCCGACGCAGCCACTGATCGTCCAGCAGACTGTAGGTGCCTTCACTGATGGCCTGCGCCTGAACATCTTCCACATAGACTTCAACTTCGTGGCCACGTATCAGAATGTCGTGCTCACTGTTCCACAGGGTCTTTTTGGCACGATAGAATGCTTCGGCAATGTCACAATTTAAATCTGCGTAATTGGTGATCAGGTGCAGATCAAAGTCACTGTATGGGGTGTAATTGTAATTGGCCAGGCTGCCTCTGAGCACAACATCCAGCAATTTAAAGTCCGGCACTTCCAGATATTCCATAAACACCTGCGCTATCTGCAGCAGGCGATATCTGACTTCTGTTCTGATCTGATCACCTGACCAGACATCAGGATTCAGCTGGTCGTGATAGGCGATGTTTTGTCGGAATAGGTCTTGGGTTCTCATTTTTTCAGAACACCAGAGACAATTGTGGGGATATCAGATTTCATAGTGTATTTATACACTATGCGGGGTTACTTCTGGTAGGCCAGATCCAGCTGATGTTTCAGAACGTTCAGTGTGTCTTCATCACTCTGAAACTTGATGCCAATGCCACCAGCAGCTCGCCATTTTTCAATGTTGACGCCCCAATCGTCGATCAGAATGTTGGGAACGCCATTGTTGGTGGCATACTTGTATTTGTCGTGCTCAAACACCCAGGCATCTGCCGGCACTGTGATGTGATTGGTTAGCCATTCCTGTTTGCCCTGAATACTGCCGGCCCGATCAAAATTCAGGGGACTGCTGAGAATGGTATAGCCACCTGCGTATTGTTGAACAATTTTTAGCAGTGCGTTGGCAGTGGCAAATGCTGGTAAATCTCTGAACAACTCATAGGCATTGGTGGACTGGAAAAACTCGTCCCACTGAGATTTGGTCATATCGTTGTAGTGATCAACGTCGTGAATTTCTCCCACGTGGTTGAACAGATCCACCAGAACTCCATCCATATCCACATAGATCTTGCTCTGGACGGTGGCCAGGGGCTGGGCAATTTCTAGTATTTTCATACAGCCATTATACTGGAAATCGCCGGAGTTGTCAACAGTTATTCACTGGCACGACCGCAGCGGGATCGTTTGGCATTGGTCAGCTGACCAAAATCCACGGGCCATTCTGTGCCGGGTGGTATTTCTCTGACATTGCCAGGAAACCCAAAACGTAGACCGGTCTGTTGTTGTATGTTACTGATGGGTGCGCGGAATCGGGTCAGATCATTGCCCAGATTACCAGCCTGAGGAAACACCCAGCCCAGGGTTTCGCCGGTGGCCGTGTTGATGACAATTTTATAAAATGCGTGTGGCACTGTCACACGATTGGCACCAATGGTGGGATCGCCAGCACTGTATATGGGCCCAGCATAGATGGCGTAACTCTGTTGGCGCTGCACCACCCAGCCACGAATGGTGGTTTCCAACAATTTCCAGATGCCCCGATTTAATCCGCCCAGTTGTGGCATCATATTGGTCATCAGAAAACTTTCGTATTCCACCTGTGGATCAAAACTCATATCGCCATCAGGAGCCACGTGGCCTCGATCGTAACCAGTGCCGGTGTAATCGTCGGGTTCTGCTCGCTGACCTCGGGGGATACTGGCATCTGCCACAAATGCATTGGTTCTGGGCAGACATCCCAGGGCCTCGGTGGGGGTCAGTGTGTATACAGTCCAGACAGGCAATTTGGCCTGAGTGTCATTCAGCGTGGCATAGGCCAGACGGCACTCAGCGTAACCCTGACGTCCCTGTGGAAAACCGTAGGGCGCATCTGTCCGGCAGGCATCCAGAGGTCTGGGCGGGGTCTGATCCCAGGCCCATACAGGTGTTGATAACAAGATTGATAGAATAAACAGCAGTTTTTTCATTGATATATCCGTTGAGATTTCGTTTTTTATTTATCTGGGCACAGGTCCTACCCAGGTCAATACCACATTGCCACTCGCGCCACTGCCTGCCCCACTCGCTGATGCTAATACTAACCGAACTGCAATACCCCCAGGGTGCCCAGTATTAGTGGCATCCCACCTTAGTGTGTGACTTCCGGCTGAGAGAGATATTGCTTTCTGAGTAAATGATGTCGCGGTCCAGGTATTAGCAGCACTTAATACTGCGACACCGTCGATATAAATTGTACAAGTATTGTCGACCAAAACCTGTAGGTTATAAGTTCCGGTGACCGGAGCATCAATGGTATATGTTCTACTGCACGATGCTGCACCTATATTTGTTTCCCACACAGCATTGGCGTTCATCAGTGCGCCCCATTCTGGGTAGGTCTGACGAGTCACATTGCTCTGTGTAGCAGCATCAAAGACCGTGATTTGCCCGATCCCATTACTACCGCCGGCTGCCCCACCTCGGCTGGTCACCGTGCCGCCAATGCTGGTGCCATTGTTTCCACTGTAACCACCATAATCGCCGCCCTGTAAACCTCCTCCAGCACCACCTGGTGATCCGCCACCACCACCACCGCCACCACCGCCGTCTCCAGACTTATTTGCACCAGCGCCACCGGCAGTTCCTGAAGTAGAGCCTCCCTGCGTTGCATATGCATTGTGATCGTTACCAGCCCCACCACCGCCCCCGCCACCAGCAGCGACGATTAATGGGGATCCATTTTTCGCTATGGCACTGGCCCCACCCCCACCGCCACCCGATCCCGAACTACCAGACCCACCAGCATTTCCGCCCGT